CGAGGCAGTTATCATAGGCGGCTTCTCGGTTTCCGGCCGTAATCGGATCTTGCGCGCTCCAGTCCTGTTTCACGATCTGAACATCAAAATCGACTGTGCTATTATTTACAGTACAAACCAATTTTAGATTTACCTGGGTGACAGATCCTCCAGTGCCAATCGCGCTAGTATCGAATTTTAGTAAGCTGCGCAAAATGCGATTTGTGACGTACTGCCAAAGATCCTGACCAACGATAATAGTTGTTGAAGTAATATCAAACCCAACAGATGTGCTGCGACGGGTGGCATAAGTTACATTTTCGCCATATACATACCCATCCGCGGTGCTCTCTGTGAAATCTGGGTCAATGACCACGGGATAAATGGCCTGGTCCAACCACAAGGCGAATGCGGATGCATCACCTTCGAACTCAAACTGAAAACCCTTATCATCTCTTGCAATCAATGGATGAACAATGAATTTAGAAGGAAGTGTGCCGACCTTTTGAATAACGAACTTTTCAAACGGGAAAGTCTTCTTATCGAGGATGATCTGCTCTTGGAAACCATTCTCTAACAAGCATAGATACTGTCTTCCACCTGCGAACTCACGTACGATCCTATCCCCATCAAGAAAACCAAGCGGGCTGCCTGGAAGATAGGTAAACTGCTGGTAATCGCTACCCTGGACTTTCACACGCCCATCTGGATGGATCAACACGTCCAGCCCGGGCGCGCCATAAAAGCCGCCGGATGCAGGAAATAAAGTAGTATCCAGCGGCTTCCATAAGCCATCCGCGTCTTGAAAATGGCACGGCGAACCGGTGAAAACCGCTATCCTTTCCCCATTTTTGTGCTCGAAGTGAATGCTGTGATGGGCGCGCTTCGCGACTGGCAGAGAAGCCATATCGGGATTACGAGTAAAGAAATCAGCAACCCAGTTGGCCATCTTAGGCTTCCTCGGTCTTGGCTACACAATCCCACTTGGTATCCGTGGAATTATAGATAAAACCGACATATAAAGTCTTGGAGATCGTGGTGGTGGTGGGAAGAGCAACGCCCAGGGCGCGGTAGATGGCGTTCCACGAAAGAGCGCGGGCGGTGGCATTATCTTTGATACGGATGATCAGCTTTTGGCCCTGGGCGGGCGTTCCTGTAGGAGCAGCGAACGTGGCGGCGGCTGCCTGGGCAGTAAGGATATGCAGATCGGTTGTGTCTGCGTTTGGGGTGGGTGTTGCATTGGAGGCTTCAGAGGTGACGCGAGGCGCGATGCCCAAGGCGCTCAGCGTGGCGCGCTGTGCAGCAGCATCCGCGTCATCCAAGACCGCACGACCGGCAGCAGTGCAGGCGATCTCTTCAACATCACCTGCACCGGCAGTAGAACGGCCAAGAACTTTATCTGTGGCGGACACATGCTGCATCCTGGCATAAGTAACAGCTTCAACGTCTATGTCTGATGTTGCCACAGTAGACTTATAAGCAAGGGCGGCAAGACTGAGGATGGTTTTCACTTCAGCCAAAGTCTTCTTGACAAAGACGCCTGCGCCGGAGGCGACAATGAAATCACTTACGGCTGTGGCGAGGGAATGGGGAACATAATCCGTGCTGGCTGTATAGGCAGCGGAACCAAGGCCCAGGACGGTTTTCGTCTCTGCAAGGGTCTTCTTGACGAAAACACCTGCTCCAGAAGCCACCAGGAAGTCACTGACGGCCGTAGCAAGAGAATGTTTGACATATTGGGTGTGATCATCGTCTGCAAGCCCGCCCAGGCCGCCATGATCTATCTGTGCGCCATCGCCGCCAACATGATCATGAGAATCGCCGTTGGTAACGCCTTTGGCGGTAACTGCAAATATGGCCTTGAGAGTTGACCAAAGGAACTGCTTCATGGTGCCACCCGCACCATCGGTAGTGTCACTTACATCACGAATGACTAAAGCATCACCAACAGCAGGCTCGACGGCAAGTTCTGTATCGGCGGAATATTTGCGGTCTGCCATATTTCACCTAACCTAGAATGTGTTTGGAAACACCATCTTCGAGAAGATGATGGAAAACTCCATCTTCCAAAAGGTGAAAGAAATCAGCACCAGGAGCACCACCTGAAATAGAATTCCAAGCGGAACCATCCCAAACATAAAAAGTCAAACCTACGGTATCGAAGGCGAACACCTTACCAGCAATCTCAGCGACAGGCGGAATGACAACAAGAGCAAGATGATCATGCTCATCCACGGCTTCAGCAAGAGCCTGAAGATTGCTAACAGCAGGGGATAGGACTTTGTCGAAGCCGGTGTTGATAAGTGGGATAAAACCGAGTTGATCTTCGGTTGACATCAGATAGCACCACCTTCAGTGACACCGAAAATATCAAGTAACCTGGCTTGCCATTGCCAGGAGGGAGAAAGACTTGAATTGAAAAGCTCGACAAACTTGGTGGGCCACATAAGGAAATCACCTATATTCAAGACAGCATAAATTGCATCGAAATCAAGATACTTAAGATTGGGGGCAATGTTCTGAACAATCCAATTCTGCGTATCAGTCCAACTATATCTAGCAGGGTGAGTAGCGGTGGAGTGAAGGAAGCCGAGGTTATGAATGGGTTTATCAGTTCCACCGGAAGTATGCAGCACATTACTTTCATCCTTCGAGTATAAAGTCTTCTCATGGTAAGCACCGTGACCTGGGAGGGCAATCTTATTGGACTGGAATAATGTGTACTGGCCAGGGAAGGTAGGGCCGGTGGCTTTGGCCTGAAAGAAATAAAGCCTATCCGCATCATAATCTGTAGCGAAGATCAGATATTTCTGGCGCAGAAGTATGAAAAAAGACTTGGCGTTACTGATCACAAGAGACTTACCAGCAGGAAGGAACTGATAAGAGAGCCAGGCGGCAGCCGGATCAGCATGGACAACACTAAAACCGAACTGAGTGCAAACGGTGGAAATGATACTGGAATAAGTCACATCACCTGGCGTGGAGAAATATTTATAAGGGAAAACATGCCCTTCCAGGGTGCGGATATAGTTTTCATGACGATCAAAGGTTGGCCAATAGCAAGAGGATGTGATGATATTGGGAACACCATCCACCAGGATGCCGCGTTGGATCCTGAACATGTAAAAATCATCCCAATAACCAGGATCATGGAAGACCACCTTTGCGGTCAACCCATAGAGAATGAACTCGATGACTTCGGTAGTTTCGAACTGAACATACGCTCTATCCACATCCATCAGTTGCACATTGAAGTACGGGATGAAATTCCCGCTATTCATGGCAGTAAGCAAGGCGGCGTCTAAAGACCGAGGCATTTTCGATTTACGGTATCAGATTTACGATTATAGGTGGGTCACGACCCACCTCTACAATTGAATATCCGGGAAATCAGGCAGGCAAATGCGGACACCTGGCTCGATAGTAAGGAATGACGCAAAAGAGGAAAGATAATCGGTGGCAAGAAGCCTGTACTTCTGTACAACATCCGGGTTCATGTTGATCGTCTCGATGCGGTCCAGGGCGCGCATTTGGGCGGCGCGGCCGGCTGCGCCAACGTGGATAAAAGGTTCATCCGCTGAGGCGAGTGTGGTGCCGGCTGCACTATCGAGGCCATCAATGGTATGGATGGTTGAATAAGAAATCTGCAAGACTTCTCCAGCACTGACTTCAAACTTTGTCTCTACGATCCACTGTTCATCGCGTAAGTAGGCATAATATACAAGATCAAGAATATTATCCGGATCATCGTCATACAACTGGACATTGGTGATATGGCGGGTAATGAAATCGGAAGGGAGGTTATGAACACCAGTTGTGGCGATCACGCTGAACTGATAGGTGCGGATGAACGGACGGAGGGAAGAATATTCCGAGAGCGCCCATCGTAGCGCCTGATCAACGTCATTATTACTGAAGATAGCGTTGCTTGCATCGGAAAGCAAGGCGAGAACGGAGGTACGGAAGGCGGCAAGCGCACTCATGGGTTACTCCTTTTGGGCGATTCATGAATCGCCCCTACATTCAATCGATTTACGAAATTAGACAAAGGACAAACGGTACACTCGGCACTGCCATAATGGATATCAAGGTCTTCCTGGCAAAGAGAACAAGAGGATTGAATATGATCTGATAACCATTTTGAAATCCAGGACGGAATGGGCAACTTTTCACCAGGATGGAGGACGGGGTCATGAGACCCTCGTCCAGCAAGTCTATAGGAATGACGGGCGGCTGCCCATTTCGAACGGTTCACTTTCGAGGTTTTCTTTTAGGGCGAGGCTTACCATGGTCGCCAACTACGCGACCACCTTCGGCAGTCTTGACAAAGTGCATCGCTTCTTCCATGCTATGAATGACCGGTTCGACCGCATCCAAGACCTGATCACGATTGAAGATCATCTTGGGACCTTGCTCGAAGACGATCGTAACCGAAGTAGGATCGATCTTCCAGGCAATGGGGGTCATGTTGACCTTACCAGAAAGTGCGAGAACCAGGGCGGGAACTTTTTGAACGGACATTGCTGAAGTCCTCCAACTATGATTTGAGTTTGGGAAAGCGGACGTTCAGAAAATCGTAGATGCCGCTAGTGGTAAGGCCAATGGCCAGGCCGAAGAAAATGACAGCCATCCAGCCGGCATAGTCAACTGGAAGGCCCAGGGTGAGGTTATAGGCGATACCCAGGGCCAGGCCTAGTAGAAGTGAGCAGATCGTAAGGATCCGATCCTTCAGGCCGAAGACCTTCAAGAATTCGACCAGGCCGAAGATGACGGCGATGAGGGGAACGCCGCCGATGAGGAGGGAGGAGAAGTCTTGCATGGGATTACCTTTCCGGGCGGGTTTCAACCCGCCCCTACCGATGTTACGAATTAGGTTGCCCCAACCGGAGGAGGACCGGCTGGGGTAACCTAAACTGTGCATGGGCGTGGACATCGCCCTTACACTCAGGAAAATAGGCGGGTCAACGACCCGCCCCTACACGCTACGCACGCAACGTGAAATTGGCGACCGCAGCGAGGATATCGATCTGGTGGTGGCGGCGGCGACCATGGTCAGCTGCACAAGGACATACTCGTCGTTATCCACCCAAAACGGCGTGGTGATGGTGAGAACCAACTTATGCTGCTCAACGAGCGCACTATTGGCGGCGGTGGGAGATTGGGTGAAGGTTTGGGCGGCGACGACGGCAACGGCGCCTTCAATGCCACGCGTGACCTTATTGATCACGGCGGTGACGGTTGTACAAGCAGCGACAAGGACTTCATAATCGATTTCGATGCTTGCCAACTTTGCGCCGTTGAGGGCGACGCTATTGGATGGGATGACGATCGGAATGGTGACGATCGTGGTTTCGGCGGTGGCCGCTTTATGCAGAACGATCGTGCCTGCAACCTGGCCGGCGATCATTGTCCATGTGCCCGTGACAAGATGGACATCCGTGGGCGGAATGAACTGGGAGAACTTGGTATTGTGGATCATGGTTTAGGTTTCCTTTCATGGTGAAAGGGCGGGTCAACGACCCGCCCCTACAAATATGATTATCCTGCCACGTTCGACTTGTGCAGCGGGCGGAAATCGCCCACGCACAGGGCCAGGAACTGGCGGACCTTCAGGCGGTGTTCGTCGTTCATAAACACGGCGGGATCCGTCTCACGGCCAGCAATATAGACTTCTGGCACCAGGCCAAAACGCTCGCCAAGAATGATGGACGGGGCGATATCCGGATCACAGACAGCAGCCCAATCCGTGGCGTCGGTCCATTCAGGGACAACCAACGGAACGACATTACCTTTGAGCAAGTTATCGGCGTGGACATTGGCGGTGACATCCCAGGCATTCAAGAACGCATCGAAAGCGGTCTTGCGCAGCGCGCGAGGGATAAGACAGAAGCGAGGCTCGATAGCCTGTTTCTTGCCGGTGCCATAGTAGGTAGCCGCCTGCTTGATCAACATGGGTTGATCATAGACGGCCTTGGCGACAACATCCCACTGTGCGGCGGCGAGAGCGGTGGTGAGCAGGTTGGCATGGCCGGTTGCAGAAGTAACGGCGGTGGCATTGAACAGCGCGCCACCATCCGCCATGGTGGGACCCGCACCGGAGGACTGAGTGAAGATATAGGCGATCTGCTCAGAGATGTTGCGCATGGCAGCGTTGCCAAGCTCGATGGCATAGAGACGCAGTTTACGGGTTTCATCGCGGTCAATGGCTTCCAAAGTCAACGGCAGATAGCCGCCGTACTTGGTGAAGGAAGCGGTTTCGGGGTTATCGCCTACAGCAAGTTCGGTATATTCGCCCTGCTCTGCAACGGAAGGCAGGCTGCCGATGGTCCCGACCAGCGTGCCGGTGATCGAATTCAAGTTCTCGAAGTGCTCGGTGCGCACGATAGACTTCCACCAATCATAGCCGGCGCGTCCCATCTTCTCGAACGAGCCGACGATGACCTTATTCAAGGCATTCTTGACAAGGCCGGTGAAATCGGCGGTGGTGGCGAGCTGGGCATGGATGGGATCGAAGCCACCATGCAGATCATAGTCACCGGTGAGCATGAAATAGGCTTCACGGATGCCGGACAAGCGGGGAACTTTCAATGCGACCTTATCTGCATCCCTAGGCGCACCCAGGAGATCATCAAAGGCGGCCTGGAGCTGGTCTTCGCTGCTGTTCATGCCGTGGATGCGGCCGGGGCCTTGCACGGTAAGAGCGCCGGTGAGGGCGGACACTTCCGCTCGAGCGTCTTCGATGGCGGTCTGCAGCGCAGCCGGCTCGAAGGATTTGCCTTCAAAGGACTTGCGCACGCGCGCCTGGGTCACTTCGGGCAGGCGGGAGGCAGCCAGAGCAGAATTGAGCAGATACTTGCACTGCTCGGCGAGGAGTTTATCGCTGGAAACGATCTGCTCCTGCAGCTTGGTCTGGCGCTCCTGCTCACCGAGGAAAGCGGCCATGGCCTGGCTATTCTCGGTCAGCTTTTGCTGAACGGGATCCGCAGGCGGAGCCGGCACAATGGGAGGGGTAGGGATTGGTTCGGACATATTGAACTCCTTGAATGAATTGAGTTGGGCGAGGATCGCAGTGCCATCTACTGCGGGGGCATTGACGGCGCTGGTCTCCTTGCCTTTGGGGTTGGTGAAGATGAGATCGCAAATACGATCAGGCGAGTCACGACTCGCCTCTACTTTATATTTACGACCGGGGACATGGTTACAAGAGAACCAAGTGGACTTGCATATCGAGCAGTGGATATCGTCGTAATCCCAAGCGATAGAGAAGCGGTCAATGCAGCCTTCGACATAATCGGTCATGCCGAGGCGGGTGGTGAGTTTGATTTGCTGCTTGAAAGATTTACCTTCAAGTGCGCTGGTAAGGATCATCCCATCACGGGCAGAAATCTCACGGGTATTGTGGTCCCGAAGGAACGGTTTACCGGCAAAGCTTACAGCCAGGAAGGGAAGGTCTTTCTCATAGAAGGTGAGATGGTTACGGTTCGGGCCAAAGGTATAGACATTAGCATCGAACTTGATAAAGGTCAACTCACCGCTCTCGATCTGCTTTAGCAGAAGTGGACGGTCCAGGGATGGCGGCTGCTCTGCAAGGCTTGGTTCGCTGTAGAGAACTGGCAAAACGGGTTTATCTTTCATCGAACTCCTTTCTTATTTCACGGCCTGCACACGAACGGGGCACTTGGCTTTTCGTCTGCGCGCGCTGGCACGATAAAACCTACTCCTTTTCTTTCTGTGGATCATTTGGATCCGTGTTGGGGGACTTATAACCACTGCCACGGATATTGACCGGTGCGAACTCGCCAATCTTTTCGGGTGGCGTTTCAGCCAGGAAGCGATAGACAAGACGGATGAACTCATTCTCGTCAACCAGCTTGGCGTTATAGATCGGGGCGAAGCCGGTGACGAAGCGCTGCAGGGCGAGGGCGAGGATGGAGTTGTCACGCTCGGTGATATCGGGGACGGTGATGCGGATGTCCGCTGCAGCGGGTGTGTTCGGGACATACTGATGGTGGACGAATAAGACTGTTTTTAGCACGCTCAGCAGAACGTTGCTCAGGTAATTCTGACGGTTTTTGAAATGCTTGAAAGTAGGCGTACCGGCCGCTTCAGCGGTGGTGCGGGTGCTTTCTTCCGGCTCGGCCAGGTAATGGAGTGGGATGCCTGCGCCGATGGCGATCATTCGCTTTAAAGCAAGTCCGTCCGCGCCGGCTTCGAAGGCAGCCAGATTAGGGAAAAGAGCGGTAAGGGTTTCGTTCGGGTCCAGGCCGAGCACGCCGCCGGATTTCTTGGGAAGTTTGGCGGCGAAGTCGCGCATGTACTTTTCTTTTTCGGCCTGGCTGGTGAAAGGGCGTTGTAGGATGAATGAAAACATCTGGCGGAAGTAATTCAGGCGGGCGCGGTCTTCGAGCCACTGACGATACAGGCCGATCCAATAAAGGATAGGGGCCAAGTCGCTTTCGCCAAAGGTTGCGCCGACAGCGCGCTCGAGCGGGAAATGAAGAACGAATGATCGAGCGAGTGGATCACGATCCGCCCCTAAAAAGGATGTCCATGGATTTTCGTCCATCTCGTCCCGCTTGTAAAGCAGCTCCTGGCGGTAATCATTCTCGGCGGTCTCGATCACGCTGATGGTTTCGGAGGGAAGCGCGCGCACGTAGATCATCCCGCCTTCGTCCACGGAAAACAAGATGAACAAGTCGCCGGTGCGCCAGGCTTCATCCGCCCATTCGGGGAGCTGCTCAATCAGATTGTTGAGTGGATGTTTCCAGAACTCGGTCAGGAACTTGTTTGCGCGCGGATTGGAAGTCTGAAAGCCAAAGCCATCCCCGATGACGAACTCGGTAGTAAGCTGGATGATGCGGCGGGCAATGGGGTTCGAGCGCCAGGCATTGATAGCCTGGTCGAGGATCTTCTTGCGATCATAGGAAAGACGATCCCTAAAATTGCTATCCCAGGCAGCAGAACCGAGGGTGATGGTGTTCTCGGTCTCTTTGACGGCAAGGGCAGTTTGAACAATTTTCTTAGGCATAATTACTACCTTCATGGGCAGGTTGCGACCCGCCCCTACATGATCCCTACGAGCGGATCGAAACCCTCATCGGCTTCGATGGCGGTTTGAACACTCCAAACCATGCGATCCAGGACGGCAATCAAAGCATCCGCGAGCACATAATCGTCGTGGATCAGTTCACCTGTGGGGCCGCGTGCGTCTTCGGGAACGCCCCAGCGTAGGGTCTTGGTGGGACCTGGGAGGATCTCGGAAGTGCAGGCGTCATACTGCGAGCGCACAGCATTGGTAGGACACAGATCACGAAAGCGGCCGGTCTCGATGACAGCCAGGAAACGATAGCCGATATCACTCTTTTCCTGACGAGAAAACTTGACGGGGAGCACACGACCGGGAAAAGCCTTATCCAACAGTGCCCACATTCCTTCCCCTACGCCGGTAGCGTCGATGACGATATGCAGCGGGTTCCAGGCTTCAGCCAAAGATTTGAGTTGACCGAACACAGTGAGATGGTTCTGGCCGGTCCACTGCAAGCGATGAATGGCGCGGTAGGTAGGGGCTTGCAAGATAGCAAGCGTGGACAGATCGAGATCCACGATCGTAAGTGAGACACTATCCCGGCCCGGGTTCTGGAGCGGGGCGTCATCGTCGAAGGCCATGCGGGCTTCATCCTGGCCGGCTACGTCCAACAAGAAGGCGCCAGGAACGCCTGGAAGAGGATGATCGTGGGCGGGTTGGTCGCCGGTCATCAAGGCACGGCGGGTCGGGTTGAACATACCGGCCTGGGCGTCTATCTCTTCACAAAAATATTGAGTCTTGATAAGAGGATGATCGCGGCCGTGTTTGCTGATCACGCCGGCCACGAAGCGGGCATATGATTTGTTTATTCTTCCAACGTCGTCTGCCGTATAAAGGAATACTCGCTGGATGCCGTCTTTTTCTTCGAGCAAGCGGGCGTTG